GCAGTTTTAGAGATCCGTTAAGGAAGAAAGGGACATATATTAGATCACTGAAGATCTAAGAGATATCTCTAGCAGATCGCCTCACGGCTTCGCCTTGAGCATCGATCAAGTCTATTTTGGGGACGATAGATCTTCCATGTTGAGAAGATCCCAAATCCTTATTATAGAACTTGAACGACTCTGCTATTTTGGCTATTTAGTCCTTCATCCTATCTTCCACTTTCTTAAAGAAAGTACAAAAGAGAAGAAGGCATTCTCTATCATACTTTTTTAATAGCCCTATCTCTAGGGTGGTTAAAGTGTATTGATCCTGAATGAAGAACCCTATAGACACGAATCTTTTTAGAAATGATCCGCTTTCTGAAACTAAGTTTCCTCTCAAGTCTCCTACTTGAGGGCCCACTGCCATTTCAGACACAAGCATTCATTGCATCTTCTAGATGTTGAATTTTCAGAAAGTCTATATATACCCAGCCTTTCCCAGGGGTCTTTACTGACCAAGTTTGGTTACCCAAGCTCCATTATTCACTCGATTGATCAAGGATCATCGAAGTTACGTAATGCGAGTTTTTGTAAAGCAGCAGAAGCGAGATCTCAATCCTTTCCTTCTATATTTCTTAAAACCATTTGAGATATATAATGATCTTGTGGATCATCATCTGTTTCAGGTTTATAGAAATCTTGGAAGAATCGAAACTGAGCGGTAAGACCATCTATAGAGTCTATACTTTTAACATTGGGATAATAGTTAGCTCATCCCTTTGGTAATAAGTTAAGACCACTTAAGATATCATGCCGTCTCTGATTGATAATATTATCCTTAAAGCCAGAATTCAACAGCCTGTCGAATAAGGCTAAAACTCAGAGACTTTCGGTCTTCTGTTTTGGCACTTTCGGCTTCTCCAGAATTTCGGCTAATGTGAGAAATTTCTCGATCTTTTCTAAAACTTTCAACAATTCATCAACATCATAGATGAAGAGTTTAGGGTTATAGAATACTTCAAGTAATTTCTCAACATCAGAGGATATAAGCTTTTCAAAGTAGTTCTGACTTGGGAAGCGTCTTGATAGAATCAAGAACGTTCCTTTATCATATCATTTTAAAAGGCTACACCTAATCAATAACCGATTTGCCAGAAACTCAGGTTTTATCTTAAAGGCAGAAGATGCCCTTTTGAAGATCTGAGTTAACAGGTAAACACGGTATCAATTCCGTTTTTCCGTGCTACTGAAAAAAGGTTTAACTCTACTATCACCTAGGTCTTTATTAAATATTATTAATTTAATAATATTAAAATATCAACCAATGGAAACTGAAAAGGAAATTTTCCGTTTCTTTTCAGTGATGAAAGATTTAACCTGATTTCAATGCCTAACTAACCATTCAAAAGGTATTGTCCCATTCTGAATAAATGTAGAGAAGACGGCTAAAATAACAAAATTATTTTTTAAAGGCCGATCATCTCACCTATTTGCTTTAAAGATAGTTTTAAGGGAAGATAGGACAAAATGTTTGTCAATTCTTCTTCTAAATCAATCGAAAATAGCAATTCTCCCTGAAAATGAATCTTGATTCAAGAACATTTTAAGGGATATAGGGGATACATCTCTTCCGTTAAGGGCAGTACGCTTTGCAAACTCAACAACTGGAACCTTCTTGTGTGATACAACACTCTTGGCCATATTCAGTTCAACACCGAATAAAGCCATAACCTCCACGTACTTTTTAGCAAGGGGAGGAGAGAATATAACAATATCATCTCCAAGAACCTCGTAATCAGTATTTCAACTAGTATTGCCTATAAGTTTAGAGCAATACTGTAGAATCCCGTGGTGGCAAAGAGCGAGCATTGCTCAAGAAGATAAAGCTCCCATTGGCTGACCCACACTATAACGAACTGATTTTACTTCAATCCCATAAGAATTAACAGGAATGTAGTAATCTCGTTCGACTAAAATAATTTGTCACAAGCTAGCGAGCATCCGACCTATTAATCCTTCAAGTATAGCACCTTGAAGTACAATAGGAAGTCTGTCAGTAGCTGATGACAAATCATATCCATAACAATGACCACTAATTTTTGATTTTGAAATTGCCCGTTTAAAGGCAGCATCTTGATCAAAAGTGGCATCATTTGGAATTTTAGCAAGTAAGTCAAACAATGCATCATGCAATGGTTTCAAGATAGACTGAGTCCATCCATCAACCATCGCAAAGATACGGAGTTTTCCAGCTGCTTCTTTCTTAAAACTCAATCGCCCTAAAGGGGCAAGAGTATTATTGGGGAGCTGAAGAAGTTCACCTTCGTAATCATCCAAAACCTTTGGAAGGTTACTTAGAGAATCTTTAACCAAATATAACTTCTTTTCTCAAAGAGGTTTCTTTGATAAAGAATTTGGTTTAAGATTCTGGAATAATAGATAACCTTTGGTTCAAGATCCTAAGATATTGTATCTTGATCCAAGACCATCTACTTGGGAAGAAATTGGACCATTACTATTATGGTACAATTTACCTTCCTTATCCCGTCAAACTAGATCAGGCATCCCATATAACCCTCTTTGCTCTCTTTGACTAGGAATACCTTTTGAAATACTTGTTTTTAAGATTCACTGAAGCTGATTAGAACCAGTTTCAGAGAGTCATTTATTAACAGCAAATCATAAGGTAGGAATAGTCCGCAAGACCATGGCATCACGTCCATAGCCTTGTCAAGAAGCAAAAGAGTTGGAAGGAGAAGAAGTTTGTAAAAATAATAGTTTAGCAGGTTTGATCTTTAGAAAGCCTTTATTAAGATCTTTAAAACAAGTTTTAAAGAATCCCAACGACCTATCTAAAAAATCAACTGAACCTGTAAAACCATCGGTTATAGTATTCAACTTTGCCTTCACAGGCGCGTCGATTACTCTATGTAAAGAATACATACTAAGGTAGAACTGGACTACAGTTGGAGAGCCTGACATAATGGCTCTTCTATCTCTAGTACCGATTCAAGCGGGTAAACCGCCCTTAGATAACCTAGGTAAAGGAAGTTCCGGTTCAATCTCGTTAAGAGATGAGAACGGAGTTCCAGCTATTACTTTTTGAATGGCTAATAGAGAAGCTTTAAGGTACTTTACCACAAAGTTAGTCCCATGTTTTCTATTTAAAAATAGAAGATAAAGGACAAAACGATGGTAAACTCGTAGCTTATTGGTAACCTTTCTATCTCTATGAATTACCATTTCGACTATACGTCAGAAATGTAATTTAAAGATAGCTAACGATCTCAAGTCTTGTTTCTCTTGAGAGATGCCAGGTTTTTCTTGGCACCCATCAGGAGTGACTTTACGAGGTTTCGTTAGGGTGATCAATTTAGATCCACCTAGAATTAGCTGTTTATATAATAAATAAGAAGGGAGATTTAAAGTTTTTAAATTTCTTTTCATCATTTATTAAAAAAAATAGTTAATTTTTGGTTATCTAAATCTGCGCTGTTCCGGTTAAACCGGTACGCCAGACTCCAGGTACCACCTTTAAGCGAGAGAACCTTATGGTTTCTGCACACTTACCAGTCCATTCGTACGTCTATTTCCTCTGAGAATAGCTACCCGGACTCCCAAGATCTAGTTCATCTTGGAAGACGAGTCATTCGACTCAAAGAAAGGTTGACAGTATTCCTATACTGGGGACCCTCAAGCTCCGTGAGGAGCT